GCGGAACGTCCCGAAGATCTCGATCGCTCGGCGGACCCACTCCTCGACGGTCGCGATCGCGGCGGGGAGGTTCGTCGTCGCCCACTCGACGACCTTATTGAGGACAGGGAGGAGCTTCTCGCCGACGGCGATCGAGGCGTTCTGGAAATTGGTCCGGAGCTTCTCCATCTGCCGGCCGGTCGACTTCTCCATCTCCTCGAACGCGGCGGTCGACGCGCCGGCAGAGTCGGCCTGGGCCTCGAGCTCGGCGGAGAACTTCTCGGAGCCCTCGCCGGCGAGGACGTTCGCGGCGGAGACGGCCTCGACGGAGCCGAGGAGCTCGGTGAGCTTGCCCTGGTCGCCGTCGGCAGCGTCGGCGACGGCGTCGAGGGCGAACTGGAGACCCTCGTTCTCGATCGCGGCCTGGGCCGACTCATAGCCGAGCTCGTTGAAGATCCCGGTCATCGCCTCGCTCGGCCGCTGGAGGCCGACGAGGGCGGCCCGGATCTGCGTGGTGGCCTGCGCGGTCGGGGTCCCGCCGGCGGTCAGGGTCGCGATCGCGGCGTTCACGTCGCCGAGGGGGACGCCGGCGGCAGCGGCGGCCGGGGCGACGTTCGCCATCGACGCGGCGAGCTCCTCGAAGGTCGTCTTTCCGCCCTTGACGGCGGTGAACATCGAGTCGGCGACGGCCTCGGCGTCGGCGGAGTCGAGACCGAAGGCGTTGATCGCGGTCGTGATCCCGTCGACGGCGGTCTCGGTGTCGGTGACGCCGCCGATCGCGGCGCGGGAGGCGACCTCGAGGAACTCGAAGGCGTTGTCCTTCGGCACGCCGGCGGAGATCGCGGAGTAGAGGCCGCCGACGAGGACGTCCTGGGCGACGCCGATCTCGTCGGACAGGCCGGCGACGTCGCCCTTCATCCCGGCGAAGGTCCGCTCGGCCGCGGCGCCGGTCTCGCCGAACAGGGTGTTGACCTCGCGGAGGCCGCGGTCGACGTCGATCGCGGCGCGGGTCCCGGAGACGGCGAACGCGCCGACGCCGGCGGCAGCGATCGCGGCGCCTCCGGCGACGGCCTTACCCAGGGAGCCGGCGACGCCGCCGAAGCGTTGCTTGAGGCCGGCGAGGGCTGAGTCGTCGACGGTGATCCTCTGCCGGATCGCCGGGAGATCGACCGCCATCGGCTTTTACCCTCCGGAGCGTCCTCCGCTCGGCCCGGTCCACTCGCCATCGACGACGACGCGCTCGCGACCGGCGGGCGTTCCGGTCCGTGTCGACGGGGCCATAGCTCCTAGCGCGGCGAGCCTACCTGGACGCTTCCCTCGAGCCTTGGACCGCTCTCGCACGCCGGCGGCGAGCTCGCGGATTTGTCCGGGGGAGACCTCGAGGAACGACGTCGCCGACTGGCCTAGACCTCCGGCGTCGACGGGGCCGGCCCAGAGCGCGTAGAGGGCTCGCCAGTCGACGCGCCGGCGTCGCCGCCGGCGACCGTAGGGTCCTCGGTCTCGACGACCTCCTGGTCGAGCTCGCTCGGGTCGGCGCCGAACGCGATGGACAGGGCCTGGTTGAGCCGGTCGCCGAGGACCTCGTCGTTGTAGATCGACGGGGGGAGCTCGTCGGCCTGGGCGTCCATGCCGGGGCCGAGGTGCCGGAGGGCGCCGCGGAGGAGGATCCCGGTGACGGCCATCGGGTAGCGGACGGTGAGCTCCTCGAGGGCGTCCCAGACAGACTCGAAGGGCTCCTCGCCGCGGGCCTCGATCCTCGGGTTGAGACGGTCGAGGTAGGGGTCGAGCTCGAGCTCGGTCCAGGTCAGGTCGGGGACGCGGTAGCGGAGGTCGACCTCGCCGACCGGGTCGGGCAGGGCGTAGCGGACGGGGCCGTTCGTGATCGTGCGGCGGTGTGTCTGGGCCATCGGTGCTCTCCTCGGAAGTGACGTCGGGCCCGGAGCTCGAGGCGTCCGGGCCCGACGCGGTCAGGGTGTTCTAGGCGGCGGGCAGGGCGCCGTAGGTCGCGATCAGCGCGGTCCCGTCGGCCGGCAGGACGGTGGCGGTGTCCTCGAGGTCGACGGCCCACATCGGGCCCTTCGGGATCCCGATCACGGACGCTTCGAACGACGGCTGGCCGTGCTCGGCGTCGGACGCGGCGAACAGGGAGCCGCCGGAGACGGTGGCGTTGTAGCCGTAGATCTTCGCGGCGCCGCCGGGGTTGTCGACCTCGGAGACCAGCGCGGCGAACGCGAACCGGGGCAGCGCGTCGCCGGCGTTGCGGACGTAGCGGGTGATCCCGACGGAGACGCCGGAGCCGACCTCCTCGGTCCCGCCGTCGAGAGCGGCGAGGACCGCGGGCGAGAGCTTGGAGTAGGTGAACGAGAGCGTCACGCCGTCGAGGGTCGAGCGGGAGTCGATCACCTTCCCGTCGCCTCGCAACGTCGCGTTGGAGATCTCCGGGTCGAGGCCGACCTCGGAGACGCCGGGGACGTCGATCGCGGCGCCGTAGGTCGGGTCGGTCGCGTCGTCGCCGATCGCGGTGATCGGGTAGACCTTCAGGTCGTGGACGGAAAAGATAATGCTCTCGCGCATGGTTCAGGCCTCCTGGCTCGTCGGGCTTTCGAGGGCCGAGACGAGCTCGGCCTTGGTCATCGAGGATCGGCCCTCGAGGTCGCGGTCGGCGGCGAGCTCCGGAAGCTCGCCGATCGGGAGGTCCTCGAGATCCGTGGGCTCGCCGGAGCTCTCCTCGGCGACGAGCTCGAAGCCGAACGTCTCGAGACGTCCGGCGTCCTGGGGAGCGGCGTCGACGGTCTCGCCGGCGGCAGCCTTGTAGCGGCGTCCGCCGATCGAGAGGTCGCGGGCGACGGTCGCGGTCATCGTCGTCATGGGTGCCCTCCTTGGGCGGGAGCGTAGCGGCCGGTCATCGTCCGACGAGGTACCTGACGGTGACGGCGTGGTGGATCGCGGCGGCCTCCTCGTCGGGGACGAGGAGCGTCTCGACGACGGTCCCGCGGATCCCGATGTCGAGCCAGGTCCCATCGAGGGCGACGATCAGGCCCTCGAGCCGGGCGTCGTCGGTGTCGCCCTCGGTCTCCCAGAGGGAGGCCTGGATCGAGAGGTCCTCCCGGATCGTGGTCCCGTCGCCTCGGAGGGCAGGGGCGAGCGGGGAGACGTGGGTCGTGACGATGTAGGCGCCGCCGGCGGGGTCGTCACGCCAGGACAGGGGCGCACGGCGGGACGCGGCGCGGATCCCGGTATCGGCCTGGATCTTGCGGGCGGCCGAGGCGAGGACGGCGAGCGGGACGGTCGGCATCAGGTCATCCTCCGAGGGCGCCGAGACGGGCGGCAGCGGCGCCGAGGCGGGCGGCGCCGGAGCCGATCGCGGCGTTGCGGGACGCGGACCGGGCGGCAGCGCGTCGGGAGAGGCCCTCGGCGATCAGGTCGGGGACCTTCGGGATGATCGCGTCGGTTCCGGGGCGGACGTGCGGGGTCCCGGTGATCCGGACGGTCCCATACTCCTGATAGGGGGCATAGATCACGTTGGACGAGACCTCGACCCAGGCGCCGCCGGCGCCGACTTCGTAGGTGTAGGACCGGCGGAGCCGGCCGGTCTTGAGGGGCGCGAACCGGCGGATCTCGGCGACCCACTGCTCGCCGACGACCTTGAGGATCTCGGGCTTCCCGGCGGACATAGACCGGAGGATCTCCTCGAGGGCGGCGCGGGCCTCCTCGACTCCTTCGACGTGGATCTGGATCGCGGACCTAGACGCCATCGGTCGGCTCCTGACGGGCGATCCAGGCGCCGAGGTTGTGCAGGGTCCGGGCCGGGTCGATCGCGAGGAGGGTCGAGACGTCCTCGAGGACCTTCGTGAGGAGGGCGGCAGCGCCGGACGCGACGTGGTAGGCGTCCAGGTCGCCCTCGAGAGCGACGAGGCGGCCGTCGGGTGTGGCGAGCTCGAGGAGGACGTCGGTCTCGTCGTCGTCCATCATGATCCTCGAGACGGCGCCGAGGACAAGGCCGGCGCCGGCGCGGGGCAGGGGGCGGGCGAGGTCCGCGGCCATCAGGCGTGCCGGATCGGGGCCGAGAAGCCGGAGAGGGTCCTCCCGCGGAGCGGGTTCACGCGGCCGGAGACGATCCAGCGCTCGCCGGCGTAGGCGCCGACGGTGACGTCGAGGGCCTGGCCGAGCTCGAGGGGGTGGCCGGTGATCGCGTCGGCGACGGCGACGACCTCGCCGGCGTCGTCATAGACGACCTCGTCGCCGGCCCGCTGAACGATCCGGAGGGCGATCCCGGACGCGACCGGGGTCCCGGCGCCGACAACGATCCGGCCGTCGACGACGGTCTCGCCGACGTCGACCACGTCGGCCCGGTCGGGGAGCATCGCTCGGGAGGGCATGGCGGCAGCGTAACCGGGCGGGTCCGGTCAGGTGCCGAGGTTGTCCGGGGCCGAGACGTCGATCGCGGTCGAGGTGATCCCGGCTTCCTGCCGGCGGCGGGCCTCGGCCTGGATCGCGGCCTTCGCGGAGGGGAGCTCGGCGCCGTGGTCGACGACGCCGCGGAACAGGGGCAGCGGCGAGAAGGCCCGGACGCAGTTGGGGTGGAGGATCGGATGGTCGACCGCCCAGCGGGGCGACGCCGTCGTCCGGTTGTACGCGAGACATTCCTCATGCTCGGAGCGTTCGCCGTCGAGGATCTCGAGCGCGCGCGTGCCGGTCTCCTCGGTCCGGAGGATCGTCCCGGTGTTGTAGGCCTGCGCGGACTTGGTCCGGATCACCATCTCGGAGTAGGTGCCGAGGCGCCAGCGGTGTCCGGCAGCGTCGACGAAGCCGGTGATCCCGTCGCGGGTGAGCGCGTCGACCAGCCGGCGGGTGTCC